GCCGTCTTGCCGTCGACTGCGGCGATGGCGGCCCGCACGGCCGCCAGCTCGGCACGGGCCGCTGCGGTGTCGGCGCGGACCTGCACGTTCGGGTGCCGGGCGCCGAGCCGTGTCAGCTCCGCCTCGATCAGTTTGATCTCAGCCTTCGCGGCGGCGGCGTCGATGTCGATACCGATCCGCTTGTTCGCGAGGGTCTCCATCCGGACCCGGAGCGCCTGAAGGTCGGCGTCGGCCTCTGAGGTGGAGGCGTCGATGTTGATTTTCGGCAGGGACCGGAACGCTGCCTCCAGGCGGGTCTTCATCGCCCGCGAGAACGCGCCGCCGGTCTGGTCTCCCTGGCGGACGGCACTGGCGCGCGCCGCAGCGCCACCCTGCACAACGCCGGCCCGCATCGCGCCGCGGATCTCGGCGGTGATGCGGGCCGCGATCTGGCGTCCGATCTGCTCACCGATCGACAGGCCGACGGCCCCGACGTGCCGCTGCATGGCGGGTCCGAAGGAGCGCCCGGCAGCGTCTCCCGCGTCGTCGCCCGCGCGGGTTGCGGCCGGGACGAGCCCGGACCGCAACTGGGCGTAGATACCCCTGGTGTTGGGGATGACGTCGACTTCGACGGACCCGACGGAGATCGCCACGGGAGCCTCCTCCCGTGCGCGTCAGGCCGCGCCGTCGCCGTTGATCATCTTGAACAGGAAGTCGGCGTGCGCGTCGGTCAGCGCTTCACGCGGCTTGGCCCCGCCGACACCCGGCCGCCGCATCGGCTGTGGCCGCTTGGGCTTCTTGCCCTTGCCGTCGCCGCTGGCGATCACGGTGATGTACTGAAGGTCCCGCAGCGCGTCGCTGATTCCGGCGAGTAGTTGCTCGGCCTGGGACCAGCGGCCCTTCTCGGGCTCACCCTTCTGGGCCTGCTCCTCGTACTCCTCCGCCGTCATCGCGTTGCGGAGTGCGGTCATCGTCGCCGACTCGGCCGGCAGGCGCTCGATCAGAACCCTCAGCCGGCGGGACGTCATCTCCCCGCGGTAGTAGGCGGCGAGCTGGTCGGAGTCCCGGTGGTAGTAGAAGGCCAAGTCACCCTCTACCGCCTCCGCGTGCGCCGTGACGAGCTGGCGGGTCCACGAGATTTCCCCAGGCTCTCACCGGACCGACTGGCCGCCTCGGACACGAACGCCTCGAACTCGTCGTTCGTCGGGTCGATCTCCCAGTACAGATCCAGGTCGTCCGGGTGCATCACGTTCTCGGCGAACGCGGCGAAGTTGCCCTGCGCGAGCGCGACCTGCCACGACTGGCGCCAGGCACCGGGCGGAACCACCCGGACTTCCTCACCGGCGAGCGTCGCCGGGACGTAGTGGCCTTCGGCTTCGATCTGCTGCGCGTCCGCCGCGTCGACCTCGTCATCGTCGTAGTCGGCGGACTCGGGTTCGCGCACGGTCGGCGCGAGCTCGCGCGGCGTGCGGGTCGGTCGGGCGGTCGCCTTGCGGGGTGCGGACTTGCGGCTTGTCGCGGCCATCGGCGCGGGCCTCCTCAATCACGGCGCGGGCAAAGGGGTTGAAGGATGGGCGGGCCGGGCCCGCGCCAGCAGAAAGGCCCGCCCATCCAGCTCAGGACAGCGGGTCAGCGGGCGTGACCGGCAGCTTGTCGCAGTGGTAGACGGTGTTCCCCGCCTCGTCCGGGTAGGTCGTGATCGTCCACTCGAAGCCGGAGATCTCGTCCTGCTTGTACGTGACGTCGGAGCGCTCGCTGATCTCTCCCTGCGGCACGTAGAAGCCGCGCATGTTGTCGCCGTCGATGACGAGGAACCAGAACGCCCTGCGGTCCGGGACCGGGCTCGCGGTCTCCGCGAACTTGGTGAGGCCCTCACCGTCGGGCTCCAGGTCGGCCTCGTCGAGCCGGTAGTGCAGCGACATGACCGCGAGTCGCGACGTCTCCCACATGGTGGCGGAGAACGTCCTGACCGACTGGGTGATCTGCGTGCGGAACGGGCTGGTCAGACCCCAGGGGGTGAACGCCTGAGACTCCTCGTCCCATCCGTTCACCAGCCCGTCGTCCGAGATGGCGCCGAGTGCCGCCCACGGGTCGGTGGGGTGCGTCAGCGGCGAGTCCAGGGCGGGTGTGCCGACCGGGGCCACCCAGGCCCCGCCGTTCGCACCGACCATCGTGAGATCCGCGGCGCGGGTGATGTTGACCATGATTTCTCCAGACATGGAAGTGCCCGCGCACGGGCGGGAGAGGGCGCGGCGCGGGCCCGACCGGTCAGGAGACCGGGTGACTGTAGATCTGGTAGACGGCTCCGACGCGGCGGAGGCCGGTGTTCTCGTAGGGGCGGACAGCGGGCGGCGGGGAGGACGTGATGCGCCCGTACACGGCACGATCCGTCTGGGACCCTCGCAGTTCGGTGATGAGCCAGCCGCGGACCGACTTCGCGAGGTTGATGGCCTCACCGCGGGTCGCGGCGTACACGTCGATGTCGACCAGCGCCCAGTCCACCCGGAAGCCGTCGTCACCACCGCCGGGGACGCGCTGCACCTGGATGGTCGGCAGCTCGGCGAGGAGGTTGTTGTCGACCTCGTCGCGAACCACTACCGAGGGTCCGGCCTTCGCCTGAAGCCACTCGATCAAGTCGAGTTCGATGTCGACCGACCCGACGGCGGCCATCACCCGCCGCCCGCCTGTGCGGCGCGCAGCATGACGTGGTGAGCGGGGACCCGTTCGGTTCCGTACTCCACCCAGCGGGCGTAATAGGCCGTGTTCGAGACCGTGGCAGTGGCCCGGTCCTTCCGGCGCCCACCGCGGGTCGTGGTCGTCACCCTGAAGGACGCCTTGTACCGCCCGGCGTGCGGGTCTGACGGACCGCCCACGGGGGCGATCAGGGCGGCCAGGTCCTCGATCCGCTCCGCCCGGTGCAGCATGTCGGCCTGGATCATCCGAGACCGGAGGAGCTGCCCCACGCCCTTCTTGGACATCTTGAACTTCGCGGGCATCATGACCACCTCTACTCAACTGGGGGCGGCATGGACGTCAAAGGCGTCATGGGGAAGATCAGCTTCGATGGTGAATGGATCACCATCACGAAGAAGGAAGTCGGCCAGCAGGCCCGCGAGTTCCGCATTCGGGCCGCCGACGTGACCGGCACCAGACTCAAGCCAGGCACCCGCCTGTTTCACGGTTACGTGCAGTTCGTCCTGCCCGGCAGCGCGCCGGCCGACGAATCGAAAGGCCTGCTCACGGGCGGGCGCCCTTCACAGTCCGACCCGCACTCCCTGTCCATCCGCCGCAGCGCCAACGACGCTGCGGCGAAGCTGATTGCCGCGGTGGAGCAGGCGCGCGGCTAGCCGGTCACCCGGTCCGCCGCGAACTGCACCGGGCCGGCCAATCCCGTGAATGGGTTGCGGCCCCAGTCGCCAGGCTCGCCCGTGATGTCGCAGTCCACACCCCGGATGCGAGCCTTGTCCGTGGTGTGGACTGCGCTGCCTGCCGGGGCGTAGACCGTCCAGCCGACGATGACCGTGTCCCTCGCCTGCTGCTGGTCTCCCCCGACGGTCGGCGTTTCCGCCCGAGGTGTCACAACGCAGCCGGGGATGTCGAACGACTCGTCAGGACCAGGGAGTGGCTGCCCTCTCGGGTCGCGGCCGGGCGACTCGCCGGTCCGGATGATGCGGACCGTCTCGCCGTAGGGGTACGGGCCCGGCATCAGATCCAGCCCCAGCCCGGCTCGTACTCCAGACCTGGCCCGAACGTGCCGTCCACAGGCCATGTCGGTGACGGGTCCGCCGCGTCCGGCGTCGGGTCGACGGTGAACGCACCGCCTCGGCCCGACGCCGATTTGAGCGCCGTCCGATCGGCCTTCGTCAAGTAGATGCCGCCCGATCCTGTTGGGCGCTGCACAGACGCCGGACCGATTGTCTCGTAGGTAACCTGCCCCGGATTCAGGTAGGCGCGGCCAGCCACCGACAGCACTACTGTGCTTGCTTCATCGGGCAGCGGCTTCACGACTGTCTGGCAGAGCTCGACGGCCTTCCCGATCAGGAAGTCGGCGCGGTCCCCTTTGATCTCGTCGAGGTCCAAGAACAGGCCCAGTTGCTCGGCCGTCGGGGCAACGAACGCCATGACGCCTCCTATCGGGCCAGGGCCTCGATCGCGTCGCACCAAGCGGACAGTTCCGCAGTCGGGTTGAGTTCCGCGGACCGGGCCTTGGCGCGCTTCGATGCGAGCCGGTACTCGGCCGGGACTGTGAGCTTCCGCAGGACCGCCTCGTAGCCGTCGATGTCGGC